CTCTGTCCGAAGCGGCTTCTGGGGTTGATACTGCAAGTGCATTGGGTTTGGAGTTTGGTAATATAGAAGAATTTGTGTACTCATTTGATAATGTCGCTCCAATAGGTTCTTTTGGTCTGATTATATCAGAGAGCGTAACGGCCACTGACATAATAAACGGCAACCCCAAATACCCGCGTTCTGTTTCTGAAGCTGCTTCTATTGTTGATTCGTCAGGGCAGCGTTTCTTATGGATTCCAATTGATACCGGCGCTACTGGAACATGGATTCCGGTTCCAACTTTTTGATGGGTACTTAAAATGTCAACCTCGTATACTACGTTATTAGGGCTTGCCCTCCCCGCTCAAGGAGAATTGTCGGGTAGTTGGGGCAACGAAGTAAATAATTACATTACCACTTATCTTGACTCAGCAATTGCGGGATCACTTGCAATTTCGTTGACGGGCGATGTGACGCTCACCAAGACCACTGGTTCAGTTTCGCTTGGGTCCACGTCTTCCCAATACGCAGTCTTAAACGTAACGCCTAATGCAAGCACTTGGACAATTACTGTTCCAGCGGCGAGCAAGATTTACGTTGTAAACAACCTATCAGGGTCGTTTACTTTTACATTTAAAGCGTCTGGGCAGACAGGCGTAACAATTGCGGTTTCTGAAAAATGCGTAGTTGCCTTTAACGGCACAGATTTTGTAAAAATTGCTTCCACGGTTGTTTCGGGGGTTGTCCCTACTTCTAACGGTGGGACGGGGTTGTCTGGCGCAACGCCGTTTACAGCTAACGGTATTATTTACGCCAGCAGTGCTAATGCCTTGGCAAGTGGATCTGGGCTGACGTTTAATGGCACAGACTTCCTGACCACTGGCATTGCGACTGCTGCTAGGTTTGTACCTTCTGGTTCTACCGTTGCCACCAACGGGATGTACCTATCAGCGGCTAATACGCTGAACTTTTCGACCAACTCAACCAGCCGACTAGCACTAACTTCGACGGGTTACACTCAGCCAGTAGCTTACGCTGACACAGTAGTTGCGTTGGGCAACACGGGCACTGCGACTACGATTACTTGCACCAGTGGCAACGTCTTCACGGCTACGCTGACTGGTAACTGTACCTTCACACTTTCTGCCCCGATTGCGTCGGGTTCGTCTTCGTTTACACTTATACTAACGAACGACGCAACTGCGGGACGCACGGTGGCTTGGTCAGGCGGTACATTTAAGTTCCCCAACGGATCAGCATCGCTTTCTCGCACGACCGCTGCTAACGGCGTAGATGTCTGGGTATTCTTCACCCCGGACGGCGGTACGACGTGGTACGGCAACATCTCAATGAAGAACATGTCCACTTAATTTAGGAGTTTGAAATGGATTTTACCACCGAACAACAAGCCGCGATTGACGCTGAAGTTGCTAAACGTATTACTGAACTTCAACTCGCACAACAAAATCAATTAGCGTTTATGGCGCAACAGCACGCTAATTCATTGGAAATCCAAGTTTCCAACCAAAATGCTGCTGCCGCACTGCAATCAGCCCAAGCTGCGGCTCAAGCTGCGCTTCAGGCGTCTCAATCTACATCTCAAGTCGAGATACAAGCCGCGCAAGCCGCCGCCGCGTTGGCGTTGCAGTCTAAACAAGCTAAACTTGCTGCGGTCCAACTTGCCCAAAGCACGTTAATTGCAAACCGCAATAACCAGCCGGTTGATGCACGGGAAATTTCCGCTGCTGATATCACAGCATATGCAGAGTCGCTTGTAGCTTACGTTAACGGTTAAGTCTAATGCAATATGTGTTAACGCCCCATGCCAGATCAATTGAACCGTATGTTTGGTGGGAAGGGGCGTTTACCGAGCAAGAACTTAATTGGCTGCAAATTATGGCAAGAGAAGCTAAACAAGATGCTTCTGTGGGTGGCGGACAGGGTGTAGGCGGTGTTAATCCAGATATTCGTCGCTCTCAGGTAAGTTGGCTTTCAAATACCCCTGAAACGCACTGGGTTTTTGAAAAACTTGGGTTTGTCGCCGCAAAATTAAACGCAAATTGGTTTGGGTTTGATTTAACTGGATTTGGTGAATCATTGCAGCTTACCCACTATGATCAGTCTGAAAATGGAATGTATGGTTGGCACCAAGACTACAACGCGGGGGTAAGTCGTAAACTTTCTCTGGTATTGCAATTATCTGACCCATCAGAGTATGAAGGTGGTAACTTGCAAATAAAAACTGGGTCGGAGCCGCAAACCGTCAAAAAACAACGTGGACTTATAGTGGCTTTTCCTTCTTACGCTTTACATCAAGTTACACCTGTAACACAAGGAAACCGTCAATCATTAGTTGCATGGGTATCGGGGCCACAATTCAAATGAAAGTAGAACACAAGGATTTTATTGCCACATATACTGGGGTTTACCCAGATGGGTACTGCCAACATTTAATAGACGAGTTTGAACGTCTCGCCAATAGCGGGGCGGGATCAAATCGCCAAACTACCGACAATGTTCCAACTCATATTAAGAACGACCATCAAATATTGTTCAATATTGGCGTCCATGAACCGAAACGATTTGATGGTAAAGATTCTATAAATATTTTTTTTAATGGTCTTCAGGAATGCTATGAAGATTATACTAGTAACTTTTCGGTACTAAAAGATTCAAAAATTCGCGGCACTATCATGAAGATGCAGCGAACAGCCCCCGGTGGTGGGTATCATGTGTGGCATGGGGAACAAGGGAGCGGTAAACATGCCGAAAGAGTGCTTGTTTATATGCTGTATTTAAATACCCTTGAACCCGAATCCGCAGGGGAAACTGAGTTTTTGTACCAAAGAACTAGACTCAAGCCAATTGAAAATACAATGGTTATTTGGCCTGCGGCATATACCCATGCCCATCGAGGCAATACTGTATTTGGGAATACCAGTAAGTACATTGTTACTGGCTGGTTTTACTACGATTAAGGATTAGTCATGCCAGCAGGTACTCCAAAAGTTGCAATATTTGGTGGGGCGCTTACTCCAGCAGGTTGTCAGACGTTCAATACGTCGGGTACTTTTACCGTTCCCGCTGGTATTACAAAAGTATATGTAACCGGGAAAGGTGGCCCCGGTGCTGCGGGAAATCCGGGAAACATAGGCAATTCAGGCAACCCCGGTAGTGCAGGTAATCCCGGTAGTTCGGGAAATCCCGGTAGTTCGGGGAATTCCGGAAATTCTGGATTTGGTGGCGGAGGTGGATCATCAAGTAGATATTGGTGGGTAACTAACTCCTCGTGGGCGAACTGTTTTCAAAATGGTGGCGGAGCAGGAGGGGGTGGAGCACCGGGAGGCTATACAGCTAACTATCAGCCACCTTTCCCCGGATCTAGCGGGGCGTCTGGAAATAGCGGTAGTTCTGGCGCAAGCGGAAATCCCGGAGGGAGTGGAAACCCCGGTTCGGCAGGGGCTGCGGGAAATCCGGGGAATCCGGGAAACACTGGTTGTACGGGAGCTTCTGCAACTGCAATCGGTCAGACGTTTATCGGGGGAGTTGGCGGCAACGGGGGAGGCCCGGGCGGCGGCGGTGCGGCTGGTAACGCTGGTGCGGCTGGTAACGCTGGTGCGGCTGGTAACGCTGGCCCCGGTGGCCCCGGTGGTTCGGGGGGGAATGGGGGAAGTAAAGGACAAGTTACTTATTATGTTGGGTATTGCGGTTGCGCTGTAGGGCTATATCAAAACGGATCTTGCGGTGGAACTCCGGGAGGCGGTGCTGGGGGAAGAGTCAATACGTTTGCCACACCTTGTATATATTTTTTTACAACTAATGGTGGGGGTGGCGCAGGGGTAAACGGGGATGGTGGACCCGGAAATAGTACTGGAAATTCTGGACCGGGTGGGGTCGGTGGGGCTTGCGGTGGGGGTGAGGGTGGAAGGGGGGGTCCAAACCCTTGTTGGGCTAGGGGTAAAGATGCAAATTCAGGGAGGGCTGGAGGGGGAGGAGGTGCTCCTTACGGCAGTATTGGCAGTGCCGCAGGTGGAGGCGGAAGAGGCGGTGTAGGAAGTGGTGGGGGTGCTGGAGGCCCCGGAGGTGCTGGAGGTCCCGGTAATAATGGCGGTGCTGGTGGCGCAGGAAATCCGGGGAATGCTGGGAATCCGGGTTCCGCCGCTAATACTTCTACGGTAAATTGTATATCGGTAACTCCGGTTGGTTCTTACCCGATTGTCGTCCCATCTGGGGGTCAAGTCATAGTTGGTTGGAATACGCAATGACAAAATCTATTCAGAAACAACTTAAATTGGCCGAAGAAGCTAGACTACTTCGTGATTTAGAGGCTAACAAAAATCGTGCTCGCGCACTTTTGGTAGGTACAAGTTTTAGTGGGACGGTTGAAGTTTCAATGCGGGCTGATGATGGACGTACTCTTTGGTCGCCAATGCAGCCCGTTGAAGTTACGGAACTCATCCATCAACTTGCCGCTGGCATAGGCTGTCATATTCAAATTACACCGAGGAACGATTTCTCTAGCTGGAGAAATTGGCGTGTAACCGAGCATCAACATAAACACTTGCAGGGGCACCCAGCGTTTCCAAATGATATGGAGCCGCATATGAATACGGGTACAGATAGGTTTTCTATTGAAGACCAACGTAGGGCGGATAGTTTTTTTCCGCCTGAAAACTTAAAGAACGAACGTGAAAAGGAGTTTGATAATGTTGTGGCAGCTCAAGAAACTATCAACCGGCGAACCGCTTAACAGCCCTCAAGTCCTTCCCGAAAATTGGGGTCCAATTTTTGGGATGTCCGGTTTTATTGATCAGATCAGTGACCTGTCGTTTGTAGGTATTGAAGATCAAGGTTGGTTTCAGGTTGAGGGCGATGCGCCTGTTGCATTACCTGTATCTACTCCCGCTGAGTTAGCGTGGGAAGTAGCTAAATCATTACTAGCCGCATCAGACTGGTCGATGCTTCCAGACGTGCCGTTGACTAAAGGTGACAAAGTGCTGTGGCAAGCCTACCGCAAAGCGTTACGTGAAATCCGTCTTCAAGTTGGGTTTCCTGATAACATCAACTGGCCTATTAAACCAGCTTAATGAACGACGAAATTAACCAAGCGTTTTATTTTCCGTCTGCTGTTTACACCAAAAGCAAACCGGAATTCGTGGACATTGTGAAGGCAGTGTCTTACGAGTCTTTTGCCAAATTGCCCAAGGACGTAAACGAAATCTATCCGGTTCGCATGAGCCACGATTTAAGTGGCGATGCTAGGCTGGCAGACTTTTCGCAGTACGTTTTACAAACCGCTTGGAACATTCTTGGGCAACAGGGGTACGCTAACGCCAACTTAAATACGTTTTTTACCGGGGCTTGGACGCAAGAGCACCACAAGCATTCGTTGATGGAACAGCACGTTCACGGTGGGATGGATCAACTAGTAGGGTTTTACTTCCTCGACTGTCCAACCAACTGTTCAAGAGTCTTGTTTCATGATCCTCGCCCCGGCAAAGTGCAAATTAACCTGCCAGAAGCAAACATGGCAGAAGCAACTTACGGCAGCAACATGATTAACTTCGCCCCTGAACCGGGGCTGTTAATGTTTTCAAACGCATGGTTGCCTCATTCGTTTGGTCGTCACGCTGCTAACGAGCCGTTAACTTTTGTGCATTTTAATATTGGCGTGCAGTTCGTGCAGACTTGCGCTGCACCACAAGCGGAAGTAATTTAATGTTTTTTTGGGTTAAACGTAAAGAGGTCATATTAGACTGCTTTACTTATATACCTTCGGTACATGAATTTTCCAGACCTGATTTTTCATATAAATTTTTTCCAGAATGGTTTTTAAAACTACCAAAAATAGTTGGGGAAGAGGGCAAAAAAGGGCCTTCGTTAAAAGGATGCAAAGCATTTAAAGATATCTATTGTAAAAATACAATTACGATACCCTCGTCTTTTGAGGTACGAATAAAAGTTTCTCCAAACAAGACATTTGAATGGGCCATGTTTGGCACAACGGAAGAAAGCGTTCATGCTGTTGAACACCCTATTGCCCAGACATCTGGAATGTACGATGAAAATACGTACCAGCATTTAAAAATTCCAACCGCGTGGTTTTTTAAAACAAGTAGGTTTATAAATTTTGTTTGGTTAGATCACGTTTGGAATAGGAAAGAGGTCTTAGATTATTGCGTTCTTCCGGGTGTGGTGGACTATAAATATCAACCTGACACATTGCTTAATGTAATCTTTAAATACAAGCCGGAAGAATACACCATAACCATACCGTTTGCTGAACCTGTGGCCATGCTTGCTCCTATGGAAAATTGCGTAATTAAAATTAAACATCATTTAGAAGATTTTAAATACGTTAGAGCAATAAATCGGCCTTACTTTAACCCAAACATAAATAGTACCGCTGAAAAATATCAATTTTATAAACAGATCATTAAGAAAGCAAACGAAAGAAACTTGATGACCAAGTGTCCATTTGGAAAATAATTTGAACAAGTACTTGATCCGGTTCAACAAAAGCCGAGGCCAGCCGGGACGGGGCACGATGGATCATGTGTGGCGAGTGTTTGAGAACGACAAGGAATACTTGTTCAAGCACTTTAAGTTGGAAGTTCCCGCTGAGAGCGAAATGTCAGCAGGGCCAGATTGGAACATAACCTGTCATGGGTACATGACAATTGACCGCGAAACCTCAACGGCGATTATCAGACATGACCGAGAAACTGGAAGCCAAAAGTCAGCTAATTGAGAAGACGGCGTTTGCCGTCTTGCCAATTCTCTTCACGTGCGTGGTCTATTTGATGTCCGCATTGGACAAGATCACGCATGACGTAACGGTACTCAATGCCAAGATCTCCCTTGTTGTTACATCCGACAATAAACAAGCAGCTAATTCCGGGGCTGAACTGGCGCGGGAAAAGTTGCGCCAAGATCTAGAAAAGCAAATCCATGAGAACCGGGAACTTATCCATCTGAACCGCGAGCGCATCGTAATCCTTGAACAAAAGGTTAAGTGATGGAAACATTTGAGATAATTCTCAAGGCGTCTCCGGCGATCCTTGCGCTGATTACGCTTATCGTTGTTTTAGCCAAGCTGGATCTGCGCGTTGCCGTGTTGGAAGAGAAAGTCAAAACCCTGTTCGACCTCATCAATAAGAGGCCACACAATGGCTGACTTTGGACCTGCGTTTGAAAAGATGATCCACGATGAAGGTGGATACCAACTAACCGACATTCCGGGTGACCGGGGAGGACAAACATATGCAGGGATCGCAAGAAAACCAAACCCCGACTGGGCAGGATGGCAACACATCGACCGCAAAGACTTTGGGTCGGCTACGCCTTTGGTCCGCGAATTCTATAAAGCTAATTTTTGGGATCGTGTCCGAGGGGATGAGATTAAGGACCAAGCTGTTGCCGAAACAATCTTCAACTTCGCCGTCAACACCGGAGTCGGGGTCGCATCCAAGCTCGCCCAAGTAATTGTAGGAGTTGCTCCAGATGGTGCTATCGGTGCTAAGACGGTTGAACGACTTAACGTCTGCACGGCGGAGAAGTTTGTTCCAACCTACGCACTCGCAAAGATCCAGCGATACGCCGCCATCTGCAACAAAGACCGATCCCAATCCAAGTTCTTGCTCGGATGGATCAACCGCACCCTGCAAGGACTCAAGTAATGGACCTGATCGGAATAGGATCAATAATTGAAGGCGTGGGTAAGGTTGCCGGTGACCTCATTACCACCGATAAAGAGAAACTCCAGATGGCGCTTGAAGAGCGCAAACTCGATCTGGAGGAAAAGAAAATTGACCAAGCCACTGACTTGGCACAGGTTGAGGTCAATAAGATTGAAGCGGCAAGTTCTAGCTTTTTTGTCGCTGGGTGGCGCCCTGCTGTGGGGTGGGTGGGCGTTCTTGGGTTGGCTTACCAATTTCTCGGCTACCCCCTGATGCAGTGGCTCTGGGCTTTTGGTCAAGGTTATGACATAATCCCTAAAGGGCTTAACCCTCCCCCTGACCTCGATGTCGAACAACTCATGACGTTGCTGGCTGGCCTTCTCGGGTTCGGTGGTATGCGGTCATTTGAGAAGCACAAGGGTGTAGCGAGCAAGTAATGCCACTCAAGAAACTCCAACTTCGTCCCGGTGTAAACAAGGAAAACACTCGCTACGCTAACGAAAACGGTTGGTACGACAGCGAGAAAGTCCGGTTTCGGGAAGGTACGCCTGAGAAGATTGGTGGGTGGCAACGCCTTTCTTCCGCTACCTTTCAAGGCATATGCCGGTCCCTCTGGAATTGGGTGACGCTTGGATTTGCCAACCTAATTGGTGTGGGGACTAACCTCAAGTTCTATATCCAGAACGGTGGGCAGTATTACGACGTTACCCCCATACGTGTAACCACCACACTAGGCAGCAACCCGTTTGCGATCAACGGCACGACAACAACCGTCACGGTTACGGCTAACGCTCACGGTGCGCTAACTGGAGATTTTGTTACGTTTAGCGGAGCTACGGGTACTAACTCGGCAACCTTAAACGCCGAGTATCAGATCACAGTTGTAAACGCTAACTCTTACACCATCACAACTGCTACGGTTCTAACCCCTGCTGGCTCAGAAGGCGGGGCGTCTGTTTCGGCTGCATACCAGATCAATACCGGCCCCGCTATCGAAGTGCCGCTTGTAGGGTGGGGCGCAGGACCGTGGAGTTCTGGCGTTTGGGGTACGAGCACTACATCAACTTCAGCCATGAGGCTCTGGAACCAAGGTAACTTTGGCGAAGATTTGATCTTCGGTCCACGTGGGGGTGCTATCTATTACTGGGATGCGGGAGGAAGTTTAACTACCCGTGCGGTATTACTATCTTCTTTGTCGGGCGCGGCGGATGTCCCTACGATACAGAACATAGTCTACGTGTCGGACAACCGGTTTGTTTTTGCATTTGGCTGCAACGATTACGGTTCCGGTACGCTCAACCCCATGCTTGTTAGGTGGTCTAATCAAGAAGATCCGGCTAGTTGGGCCGTTAGTGCTACTAGTCAGGCGGGTAGCCTGACGTTTTCGCATGGGTCTATTATCGTTACGGCGGTTCAGACTCGACAAGAGATCGTGGTGTTCACGGACTCCGCTGTCTACTCACTACAGTACCTCGGCCTCCCAGCGGTTTGGGGGCAGCAAATTCTGGGCGACAACATCTCAATTATCAATCAGAACGCGGCTATCGTTGCGTCTGGTGTGATTTACTGGATGGGCGTAGACAAGTTCTACCTGTATGACGGACGGGTACAAACGCTAAACTGTGATCTGCGTAAGTATATTTACCAAGACATAAACCTTGGGCAGACGGGGCAGGTGTTCTGTGGGACCAGCGAAGGGTTTAACGAGGTCTGGTGGTTCTACTGTTCAATCACTGGGCCAAACGGCACGGGTAATGCAGCCAACCCCAACACCACGATTGATCGGTACGTCATATACAACTACCTTGAACCTGATGGCAAGGGCGGTAAAGGTATTTGGTATCACGGCACTCTGGCGCGTACAGCGTGGCTGGACTCCGGGTTGTTGGACGTGCCTATTGCTGCCACATACAGTTACAACCTAGTCAACCAAGAGACTGGTGTTGATAACGCGGAGACGACTACTACGCTACCTATTGAAGCGTACATCTCTTCGTCAGAGTTTGATATTGACGACGGCGACAGGTTTGGGTTTATCTACCGGATGCTGCCTGACATAACTTTTGACGGCTCTACAGTAACTAACCCTGCTGCCATCATGACGTTGCTCCCAATGCAAAACTCGGGGTCGGGTTATAACAACCCTACATCTGTTGGCGGGAGCGACAACGCTACGGTTACCCGCACCGCTGTTGTACCAATTGAGAAGTTCACGGGGCAGGTCTACATCCGAGTGCGTGGGCGTCAGATGATCATGAAAGTCTCATCTACCGCTCTCGGGGTTCAGTGGCAACTAGGGTATCCACGGATTGATATCCGTCAGGACGGCAGAAGATGAGTTACATTGTCACTTCTGATGACGAGCTATTTCAGGCTGTTGCGCCCAGTCTACCGCTTGCCCCGTTAGAATATAGCCCGATATACCAAGACCAATTTAGCAACATCTTGCGGTTGTACTTCAACCAGCGCGACAAGATTATTGGGCAACTAAAAGCTAACGTACCTGTAACGGTAGCTAACCTACCTAGTGCAGCGACCGCAGGTGTTGGGTCTAGGGCGTTCGTAACCGACTCTTCTGTATCCACATTTGGCACTACGGTAGCCGCTGGCGGATCAACTAAAGTGCCTGTGTATTCTGACGGCACTAATTGGAAAGTAGGTTAGTTATGGTAGGCGAAGAAAGTCTAGACGCGGACGCCGTAGAGCAAAGAGAAGCTGCTAAGGCGCAGAGGGCGGCGTATCTTGCTTCGCCTGAAGGGGTACTTGCAACCAGAGCGCAACAGCTTTCTGGTGACTATGGGTACACACGTAGTGTTAAACCCGAAAACGTCATGGCGATCCAAGGGATCATCGAGCAGTTAGGTGGTAAAGAAAGCGGTCCTACTAACGCAATTGCTTCGACCCTTGTAGAACGGTATGGGATTACTAACCTTGGTCAGCTTGGTGTACGACAGGTTCCGGGGATTGAGTATCAGACCGTAGACGATTCCCAATCGGGCGGCTCTACGTACCAAGTCGAAGTACCCGTAACAAAGACTGAGTTCTACAACAAGGTAACCAACCAAGCGATCCCACAGCAGTTTGCTACGTATGACGACGGTAAAGGGACGTATCGCATAGGGTTTAACCCCGGGGCGGAAACAGGGGTTGGATTTAAATTAAACGACTATAACCCACGTGCTCGCGGGTTTTTTAAAGAAGAATTTGGCCAAGTATTATTAAATCTTGCATCCGTTATACCTAGCCCAATTCAGCCGTTTGCCGTTGCCGCCAAAGTTGGAATGGCAGTTGACGAAGGTAACTGGGGGAAAGTTGCGCTCAATCTGTTGCCGTATGGGGTTGACTACCTTGCCGCCGGTACGGATTTTGTTGGGTCTGATTGGGCGGCTGGGGCAACAGAAGCCGGTAGAATGCCCGCCGATGTGGCTGCTGGATTATCTGCAACT